TCAACAGGGGGTCTTTCTGTTTATCCGAAGATCCTTCGAAGGAGTCCGACCAGTCCGCGTCCTCCACCGGCCACCGGAGCAGGCGCTGGGGGGGCTGGAACAGGGACAACGGCTGGTTGGACCGCCGTCGGCAGCTCAGAGCCTGTGAGAGCCTTGTAGGCGTCCGCCAGAGCCTTCAGGTCCACGCCTTGAAGGAAGAACTCGCTCTCCAGCATCTCGGGCCAGATGACAACCCATGCCTCGTCCTCCTGAGACTGGATGAATCCGCGCGTCACGGGCTGGTCCTTGGCCCACGTGATGATGTCAATCTGATCGGCACCGCTATTTTGCGAGTACTTTCCTGCCAGCACTGCATGGCCTCCCCACGGAGTGGCGCCAGTGACATGGTCCCAGACCTTCTGCCCCTGCTGTGCCGTATCCAGTGAGAGCCCGAGCAGGACACCTCCGAATAGGGCGATGGCAGCCTCGAGGGTGGCCGTGTCATCTGGGGCAATCTTGGCGAACGCGATAGGCTTGATGCCTCCGATGCCTCCGGCGTGCAGGGCTTCCAGCATGGTCTGCATGTCCACACCGTTGTCCTGCTGATTGGGGTCCGACTCGGAGAGGTCCGGATTGAAGTTGGGGTTGCCGCTGCGCTTGTAGAGGTCGAAGACATCCTGTGTCGTCGGCACCGGGGTATTCAGGTTGAAGGCGGTGGTCAGTAGGCGCCGCAGGTTGGCCACGGAGGTCGGTCCGCACGTCCCATATCGGTAGTTCTGCCCGGTCTCCCACTGAAGCTCCTGCTTCAGGTGGTCAGCGGACGCCGGGACGGCAGGCACAACCCCTGTCAGAATATCCTTGAGCATCAGGGCTCGACGGTTAGATGGGGCCTGCTTGCCAAGCTTAAAGCTACTGTAATCAGTCATGAAATCTCTCATTTTTGATAAACTATGATAAATAATTCTACAGCATGAAAAAAGCCCCTAACCGGAGTCAGGAGCTTTGTTCATAGTGTTTAAAGAATCGTGAAGCTGCTTAGATCCAGACCCTTATCCTTCTCGACTACGAACACCGACAATCCGGCGTCCGAATCCGATCCGGACTTATTTGCCCACCAATCCGAGCCGTTGTCCAGCGTTCCCGTGGCAAGCCAGTATTTCTGCTTCCCGGTACGCATCGACCTGCCGCTGGCCTTCAGGAGGAAGGTGTGGTAGTGACAGGAGATAAGGATATCGGATACGGCAACCGGAGATGCACCGTGGATTTGCTTGGCCCACCAGTTCTCCATCTGAGCCAGTGATGAATCTTCTCCGTGGACGAGACCGACTCCGGTACCCTGTACGTCGATGTTGATGGACTTGCGCCATTCGTCCGGATACTGGAAGGAGACGTTTCCGTAGACAGACGGATTCAGGGCGTAGGCCTTCTCAATCTGCTTGAGCAGAAACAGGCCCCAGTCATCGGCAGGACGGCCAAGGATATCCTTGCCCCGACGCCACGCGGCATGGTTTGACGGGACGCCGCCTACTGTTACGCTCTCGTGATGCTTGGACAGCATGGAGATGAATTCCTGCTCCAGCGTTCCCGCGAGATCGAGCTGCTGCATGATCGACAGGTCGTTTGTGAACCCCTGCTGGGCCGTGTTTTCAAAGCTTTCGACAATATCCCCGCCATCGAGGAACACTGCCTTGGAGCACCCCTGTGCCAGAACATACTCTTCCAAGAGATAACGCTTCTCGGTGACCCGCTCCGCCAGTGCCTTGGAGTCTCCCCGTGACCCGACCTTCCCGGCCTGAAGGTCGGCAAACGGGATGACGACTGTTCGGTCGGTGTTGAGTACCTTGGTCTTCGGACGCCTGAAGACGATCTCCGAACGAACCTCTGCCAACATCGTCGGAAGATCGAAAGTGTTTGGGTTTTTCTTTTGGATCCTCAGCCTGTAAGCTGTAAGCCAGTCACCGTTGAATGTCTGCCACTTGGACATCCGGGCGGGACCATCAACTTCAAACTCATTGGAGTCGATATTGAATTCCTCCAGAATCTGGGAGAAATCCGATAGTTTATCGTTTTTCTGAGGTGTGGAAACAACCTCTCCGGTGTCACCGTCAATCTCCACCTTGGCTTCCCAGCCCTTGGGCGGCTTGACCACACCCAGCAGGGGCTGCAACGGCTCGGCCTGAACAGCGTGGAACCGCAGGTGGTTGGAGATGGCGTCCTCCGAGATGGACACACTGTATTCCCGCTGGAGCTGCCGGGAAACCTCGGCGTAGGAGCCGCCCTGTGCCGACCATTTGTGGATCTTCTCGGCAATATCGTCGCTGAGATTGCAGGACAGGCACTGCCGATGATAATCAAATAGCGGGGTTTTTAGAGTCATGACCCTCATATTATCACACTAAAGTATGCTAATACTAATTTCCTAATATACCAATTGGCATTTCAACTAAACCATATGTTAGGATTTACATCATGACTACCAAAACAAAAACCAAGCGGGAAGATGTCATCGATCAGGCCAAGGCCCTCATTGTCGGTGACCGTGAGGACCAGTACGGATCCCCCGCCACGAACTTCTCCAACATCGCCAAGCTCTGGAACGTCCGCATCGGACACAAGCTCAAGCCTGAGGCCGAAATCCTGCCCTCCGACGTGGCTGCACTGATGGTTCTGGTCAAGGTGGCCCGTGACATTGCTGGCATCAAGGACGACTCCACCATCGACGCGATCGGATACGCCGCCCTGTACGCGGAGCTGGCCCAGATCGAGAAGGATCAGAAGAAGTAGTGGCAAAGGATACACAGAAGTACAAAGCTCTGGTCGAAATTGAATACATCACCGACGTATTCGAGGGCGATCCGGATGATGTCTACGAGCTGGCCGATCTGGAGAAGCCGGAACTGGACAGATTCATCAACAGCAGCTTGGAAGAATACAGTCCTGCCGGATATACCTGCAAGGTCATCTCGCTGGAGCCCGTGATCGAGAACGTTATCGGAGATAAATAGGTGAAAGTGCTGGCGCTGTCCGCAGACGAGGGAGGCTGCGGGCTATACCGCATGTACCGTCCTGCGGAAGAGGCCCGGAAGCTGGGCGTAGATATCGAGGTATCCCATACCGTAGAGGTCGATGCAACGAAAGACACCCGCACGGGTGTGACCGAAGTCCACGCGATCAACTCGGATGCGGACCTCATTATCATCCAGCGCCCTCTCGACCATGTTTACTCATCATTCATCGCGCAGGCAAAACGGCAGGGCATCGCGACCATCGTGGAACTGGACGACGACTTCGAATCGGTCAGCCGGTTGAACGCCGCCTATCCGGCCATGTTCGGCAACAAGCTGTCCAACGCGACATGGGTACGGAGAGCGGCAGAGCAGGCTGATCTGGTCACCGTCTCCACTCCCGCGTTGGCACGCTATGCCCTGCACGGTCGCTTTGAGGTCCTCCGCAACTGCATCCCTGATTCGCTCTTTGAGCTGCCCGTAAAGGACTTCAATTTTGAATCTCCGGCTATCGGGTGGACCGGGACGGTGCAGACACATCCTCTTGACCTACAGGAGACAAAGGGTGCTGTTGCCGAGGTGATGAACGGGTCAGGGCTGCCGTTCCATGTCGTCGGGGACGGTCAGTTTGTCCAGAGCCATCTTCAGCTTGCTGCCGAAACGCCCTTCACCACGTCCGGGTGGGTGGATATCGATAACTATTATGGGGCCATGCAGTCCATCGATATCGGTATCGTCCCGCTTGAGATGTCTGCTTTCAATGAGGCGAAGTCATCTCTGAAGGGTTTGGAGATGGCTGCACTGGGTATTCCTTTCGTTGCCTCACCGACTCGGGAGTATCTGCGGCTGGAGGCCTACGGGGTCGGGAAGGTGGCAAAGGGACCCGGAGACTGGCGGCGACAGCTCAACCGCCTTATCTCCCGGCCCTTGGAAACGGAGAAAACTGCAAAACAGTATCGTGAAACCATATATAATGAGTTCACGTACTCTAAAAATGCTCACCAGTGGGTTTCCGCTTGGGAGCAGGCAATCTCCATCCGAAAGTCAGACTCATGCTCGCTAGCCAGCTAATCCAACATCTGGAAAAACACCCCAACCTCCAGATCCTGATTGCATCGGATGCTGAGGGAAATACCTTCTCGTCCTTTGACGACTCATCCATCCAGTATGTCGACAAGACGTATCAGGACGGGACCGTTGAGGATGTCTGGGACTCCGAGGACCTGCTTGATGAAGCCGACGACGATGCCGACGAGGCAAGCGTCTTGGCCAACTTCAAGCAGGTCCTTGTGCTTTGGCCAGTCTGATCCGGATCTGACTCCTGAAGTTCTGAAGGCGTAGCGCAAAAAGCCAAAGACTACTGTTGACGGCGAAAAAACCATATGCTACGATAAATCCACAAGCTTCAGAAACTACAGGAAAAGGATCAACATCATGGCTCACGAACTGGAAATCAAGGAAGACGGCACCGCGAGCATGTTCTCCGGTGAAGGCAAGATGCCTTGGCACGGACTGGGCAAGATCGTCCCCGGACTGGCCACCGCCAAAGAGGCGCTCGAATACGCCGGACTGGACTGGACCGTCGAAAAGCAGCCCATCTACTACGGCACCGACAAGCGCGGCTTCCCCGGACGCTTCGCCACCGTCCGCTCCACCGACCAGCGTCCACTGGGCATCGTCTCGGAGGGATACCACATCTTCCAGAACACGGACGCCTTCGACTTCTTCGACGCCGTCACCGACTCCGGTACCGGTGAGGCCCATTACACTGCGGCAGGCTCCCTGCTCGGCGGCCAGCGGGTCTTCCTGACGGCCAAGATCGGGGATACGTTCAACGTTGCCGGTGAGGACGCCCACGACCTCTACCTGCTGCTCTACAACTCCCACGATGGCACTCAGGCCTTCACCGCAGCGGTGACGATGATCCGGGCGGTCTGCATGAACACCGTCACCATGGGACTGCACACGGCCAAGTCTAAGTGGACCCTGCGCCACAAGTCCTCCCTCGAGGGCAAGGTTCAGGAGGCCCGCGACTCGCTGAAGATGAGCTTCAAGTACATGGACGCCTTCGAGTCCGAAGTCGAGAAGCTGTTCGAGGTGGATGTTCCGACCGACCAGTTCCGCGCCATCGTGGAAGGCATCGTCCCCGACTCCAAGTTCCAGCACGACAAGGCCGTGGCCGGTCTGATGGATGTCTTCGAGAACGAGAAGACCGTCATCGACGCCCCCGGCGCCGGTACCGGGTGGGGCGCCTACAACGCCATCACCTTCTGGACCGACCATGTACGGGACTACCGTACGGACGATTCCCGCTTCAAGTCCCTCGTCGGTGCCGGATTCGCGGAGAGCATCCGCAACAAGGCACACGAACGGATCCTCTCGCTCGTCTAATCCCACAGGGCGGGGTGCTACGGTACCCCGCCCGGATAGGCCCCCATGACCCGACCCAAAGTCGGCGTCGGCATCATCACCGTTCAGTCACGGGACATCAGCCCCAATTTCCTGAACATGATCACAATGCCGACGCATTTCTATGTACACACCGACACCGAGCGCCGAGGACCTGCCCACGCGCGTAACGAGTGCATCAAAAACCTCTACGACGCGGGATGCGAATATTTCTTCCTGTTCGATGACGACTCCTATCCGCAGGTTCCCGGATGGCAGGATTATCTGATCAAGGAGTCCGAACGCACCGGCATCCACTGCTTCGGCTATCCCGACGTGTTCGGATACGATCCGGTGGCCTTCAGTGATGGAATGGTCTACTGGCGCTGGTGCACCGGAGCATTCAACTTCATGACCCGCAAGCTCATTGACACAATCGGATACTTCAATCCGGAATACAGCCGATACGGCTATGAGGATGTCGCCTACCTCTACCGCGCTCGGCAGTCGGGAATCGGCGGAGCCCGCAAGGACGCTGACCCCTCACCGATGAAGATCACCTCCTACATCCGCAACGAGGACGTTTTCCGGATGCCTAAAAGGTCCAGCGGGCCATTTGCCAATATGAGCCAGCAGGACAAGGATTTGGCAATATTGGAAAACAAAGCTATATTCGATAGGGAAACAACCTCGAATAAGCTATACTACGATTATGACAAATCCCAAACATAAAATACCCCTGCGCGACCGCTTTGTCTGGTGGATGTGCAACCGCATCATCAACACATTCTCCAGTGAATACTACCGGGCCTTTCTTTGGCTTACCTACGATCTGGGCCGGACCGAGCTCCAAAAAATAATGGTCGGCTGGGTCAATGAAGAACAGGAAAAAGCAAACACCAATGAAAAAGCTAACGCTTAGCGACCTATTTTCGATCGACGAATTCGATTCCGATGTCAGGGGCGGCTACATCCGCGTCCAAACCCACCCGTCCTTGCCGTTGTGCATCGCCAACTACACGGAAAAAGCTACCTACGAGAAGCACTGGCGCGCGACAACACTCCGGTCCAGAGGGCTCATCTATGAGCAGGGATCACTGGAGGTTATCGCGAACGGACCGGCGAAATTCTTCAACGTCGGTGAGCCCAGTGCCCCGGTGATCCCACTGGACGCACCTGCCCGGCTGACAACCAAGCACGACGGCTCTCTCGGGATTGCCTACAAGTACGGCGACCATTACGGCATCGCCACGCGCGGCAGCTTCGCCTCCGATCAGGCCATCCACGCCACCTTCCTGCTGCACAATTCAGACCTGAAGCCCGATATTGACTACGCGGACACCCATCAGCTAACCCGGATTTTTGAGATAGTGTACCCCGAAAACCGTATCGTGCTGGACTATGGTGACCGGGACGAGCTAATCAAGCTCGGCACCGTGGTCAATGATTCCGGCATCATCGCCTACCGGCCACGGCAGATGTATGTCTCCGGTACTATGACGCTCGCTGAGGCCATCGCACTGCCGGTGCCGGACGACGAGGAGGGCTATGTGCTGGATGTCCACCACGAAGGCCTCCATCATCTGAAGCTGAAGGGTGACCGCTACAAGGAGCTGCATTCTGCCATCTTTGGGCTGAACGAGCGCAAGATCTGGGAGAACTACAAGGCCGGAACGCTGGACGAGTTCATCCAGCAGCTGCCCGATGAGCTACAAAACTGGGCAAAAAGAGTGCAGTTCCGGTTGGCCGACTCCGCCGCAGAAATTTGTACCACTCTGGAAGCAATCTCGCTGGAGTTCATTGGTGCCCACCCCCAACCGACCCGGAAGGAGATGGCTCAGTGGATCTTCGCCAACCATCCCAGCTACTCCGCGCCGTTCTTCCTCACCATGGACAAGAACTGGG